TAGATTCCATTATGGAAGCGCGGACGAAGACCATTTTGTAGTCGATCACACGCCGACCCACTGGATGCCCTTACCGGAGCCGCCCCAATGACCCCCCGGGATCAGATCATAGAGGTGATGGCGCGGGCGATTGCCGAGCAACAAGAATTATCGGCGGGTTATGCTGCTGCCATTAGGCCAGAGTTAACGCAGATGGCAATTGCCGCCCTCACCGCCCTTGAATCCTCTGGCTACATCGTAAGGCCGCGAGAGGCGACGGAGGGGATGCTTGATGCCGCATGGGAAGCGCCGATTTATGTTGGAATGGCAGACAATCGGAGGGAAATAATTCGGATGAAGATGAAGCCCGCCGACACCGCCATGACAGAAGCATGGGAAAAGGAACAGAACGATGTCACATAAACAGGACGCCAGCCCGTCAAATGACCCGTTAATGGATTCTGACGACCCAGTACGCAACCTCGCCCTATCCGCCCTCGACGCAGAGGCACAGGTGGATGACTTGTTGAGGCCCACAGAGGAGATGGTGCTGAAAGTTGCTGATCGGTTGCGGAAAGATGCTCAACGTAACCGTAAAAATGAACCGCGCTATTTGCAATTTATGATCCAAGAAGAGGCAGCCGACCTCCTCGAAACCCTCTCAGCCGAGAACAAGGCGCTGTGGGAGCGGTGTATAGGCTATAAATCGCAAGTTGAGGCCAACTCTAAGCGTCCATCCTATAATCCCGAAACCCACGTCCGCTTACCGAGGGAGCCGACGCCAGGGATGTGGATGGCTATGGGTTATGACACATACGCTGCTTTTATCGAAGATTACCGTGCCATGCTCACCGCAGCAGAAGAGGAGGAAGGGTGATGTTCTTTGAACACGCTGACAAAATTATTGAATGCTGCCGAAAGGACAAACCCCATGACTGACAGCGACGACCTGGTGAGGCATCTGGATACCGAGGCCAGCGACGGATGGTCTGGCGATGCTGCGTGCGTTTCATACGAATATGCCAAGAAATTATGCGACCGTATCCAGGAGCTAGAGCGTGAGAAGGCCGCAGAGGCTCGCCTTCAGCAGTCCATGACGCGCGAGTGTCAGCGCCAAGAGGCTGCAAAGGCACAAGCCAACACCGAAGCCGACATGCTGGCTGACTTGGCAATGATGCTTTGGAAGCTTTGGGCAATACCCGGTGCAGCGGCAAACGCCGTATCGGAGGACTACCGCAAAGCTATCGCCATCGCCACCCGACGCACAAAGGAAACGAAATGACCGCCATATGCTGCCCTAAATGCGGATATGCTGGGCCTGACAAACGGGTATCCGTTGACGCCGCGCATATTTACATCGACGGGGAACGAATCCGCGTTACCAAACAACAGGCCGTTGTGTTCAAGGCCATACTGGAAGGCAACGGGCGCACTGTTGAGATAGGCACCATCATTGACCGGGTTTGGTGGGACGATCCGAATGGGGGGCCGCTTGACGCAAAGCGTCACGTTGGCGTCCAAATTCACGGCATCCGGCACAGGCACCCGACATTGAGCCGGATAATTGCCACAGACCGGGGGATCGGCTATCATATCGACATGGACGCATTGGAGACAAAGACGTGATGAGGTTTGATATTAGGGATGTTCGATTGTCATCGTATCGTGCGGGATCATTTGTGGGGCAATTTATCGCAACACATATTCCAACGGGGATTCAGGTTAGGGGCGGCAATGGCATACCGGATAAGATGTCAGCAGTTGTTTACGAACTGCAAAAGCGAGTTGAAGCCCATGACTGACATCACAACCATCATAGCCAAAGCCATATACGATCACGACAACCCGTCTTGTCCGCAATTTCAACCATGTGGACGCAAGCGACCATGCCCATTCAATGCACTACCAGACCATGAGAAAATACCGTATATTGAAAAAGGCCGCGCGGTTGTCGATGCTATCACCTGTGACAAGATGACGCTGGCACGCGCCGGGGCGCTGATCGATGCAGCATGGCGAAAGGAAGTGGCATGAAATTCACAAGCACATGGACCGACGACATGGACGCGGCTCTCGCACAACACCGCGCCTCCGGCATGCTATACAAAGACATAGCCAGGATAATCGGTGTTACCAAAAACGCCGTCATAGGCCGCGCCCGTAGATTGAACACGCCCAAGCTTATCGGGTACACACTGGCAGACACGCCGGCAAAGGCGTGCCACTTCCCAATCACGCCGGACAGCGCGGGACCGAAAGAACATCGCTTCTGCGGGAAGCCACGCACCAATGGTTCATCGTACTGCCAGAAGCACCACAAGATCGCGTATCGCACACCGCCAGAAAGGGCAAAAGTGAATGCCTAACCTTGCAATCAAAAACACACTAATCGAAAAGCTCATCCCGTATGCGTCAAATTCCAGAACGCATAGCGATGAGCAGGTGGCGCAGATTGCGGCGAGCATCAAAGAGTTTGGCTTTAACAACCCTGTCCTAGTGGACGAGGAAGGCGGTATAATCGCCGGTCATGGCCGCGTGTTAGCAGCAAGGAAGTTAGGGCTATCCGAAGTCCCGACAATCGAACTCGCGCACCTGACGCCCACACAGCGCAAGGCATACATTATCGCGGACAACAAACTGGCATTAAACGCCGGATGGGATATGGATCTGCTCGCGCTTGAAATGGTCGGGCTGCAAGAGGAAGGCTTTGACCTTTCGTTGATTGGTTTCAGCGATGACGAGTTAGCCAACATATTCGTTGAAAAGACCGAAGGGCTGACCGATCCAGACGAAGTGCCTGACGTGCCAGACGATCCGGTAACGAAACTCGGTGACGTTTGGATACTCGGCAAGCATCGGCTGATGTGCGGGGATAGTACGGATGCAGACGCTGTTGAGAAGCTATTAAGTGGGGTTTCGCCGCACCTAATGGTCACGGACCCGCCTTATGGTGTGGAGTATGACGCGAATTGGCGGAATGAGGCAGACAGAGCCAATGGCAAGCCCTATGGCGCGAGCGCCATAGGTAAGGTTGAGAACGATAGCCGCGCCGATTGGTCTGAGGCTTGGGCTTTATTCCCCGGCGATGTTGCGTATGTTTGGCATGCTGGTCAGCATGCCAAGACCGTTGTGGATAGCCTAGAGGTTTGTGAATTTAAAATACGTTCGCAGATTATATGGGCCAAGCAGCAATTTGCTATCAGCCGTGGGGATTATCACTATCAACACGAGCCTTGCTGGTATGCGGTAAAGAAAAACAAAACAGGTCACTATTGCGGTGATAGAAAGCAGACAACACTTTGGCAGATTGATAAGCCCATTAAATCTGAGACAGGTCACAGCACGCAAAAGCCCGTTGAATGCATGAAGCGACCAATCGAGAACAACTCAAGCCCCGGCCAAGCGGTTTATGAACCATTCTCAGGGAGTGGCACGACAATCATCGCCGGGGAAATGACGGGGCGCTGCATTTATGCCATCGAACTGTCGCCCGCTTACGTCGATGTAGCAGTTAAACGCTGGCAAAACTTCACCGGAAATCAAGCAGTTTTAGAGGGTAGTGGAGAGATTTTCCCCACTAACAAAAGAGATGCCGCCTAAAAAAGTCACAAAGCCTTCTTTCAAGCCCACTGACGACGAGCGCAAACTGGTCGAGCAAATGAGCGCGGTCGGTATTCCGCAGGAGAGTATCTGCCTCGTTATCCGTGACGGCATCGACGACAAGACGTTGCGTAAACACTTCCGCAGGGAACTAGACACGGCAGCGGTCAAGGCAAACGCCAAGATTGGCGGGACGCTTTACAACAAGGCTATCAACGGCGACACGACGGCAGCGATTTGGTGGTCTAAAACCCGTATGGGCTGGAAGGAAACCAAGGTTGAAGAATTGACCGGCAAGGATGGCGGGCCGATAGAGACGCGCGGCATGTCGGATGATGAGGTAGAACGCCGATTAGTCGAATTGGAGGCGAAGGCCCGTGGGTCTGACGGCGGCTGAAAAGCGCGAGCGCCTTGCCCTACTGGAGCGCCGCGAGCATATCAAGTCACGCAATAGCCTTGACCACTATTGCCGCGCGATCGATGTGCCGGGCGTTCCGCTTAATGATAACCCTGAATGCGAACAGTTTTACGGGGACCGGATAACTCCGGCTGCGCACCATGACCTGATTAACCACGCTCTGACGGACGTGGAATCGGGGAAGATAAAGCGGTTAATGATATTCATGCCGCCGGGATCTGCAAAAAGCACGTTCGCAAGCATTGTATTCCCGACATGGTATCTGGGCAGAAACCCGAATAAGAACCTAATCGCGGTTTCTTATGGGTCTGACCTTGCCAAGCGTTTCGGTCGCCGCTGCCGCCAGGTTGTGCGAAGTCCTGAGTATGAAAAGATCATGGATACCGGGCTGGTGGGGGACAACGCTGCAACGGACGATTGGGCGTTAAGGAACGGGTCAACGTATATGTCGGCGGGGATATTGTCTGGCATAACCGGGAACCGGGCGGATGGGGTTATCATTGACGATCCCGTAAAGGGCAGAGAGGACGCCGATAGCGAGCTAATCCGGGCGAAGGTTTGGGATGAATACAAATCATCGATCCGCACGCGACTAAAGCCGAGCGGGTTTCTGGTTATTATCCAGACTCGCTGGCACGAATTGGACTTGTCGGGGCAGATATTGCCGGAAGATTACGACGGCGCGTCGGGCTGGGTTCGGGCGCAGGATGGTGAAAACTGGTATGTGCTCAACATCCCGGCACAGGCCGAACGCCAAGACGATCCGCTAGGGAGAAAGCCCGGTGAATGGCTTTGGACGGAGTGGTTTCCGGTCGAACATTGGGAACAGGAAAAGCAGACGCAAGATGCCCGGAACTGGTCCGCATTGTACCAGCAGCGCCCCGCCCCAGAGGAAGGGGTGTTGTTCACGAATGATATGTTTAGGTGGTATGACACGCCGCCAAACCTCGATACCTTGCGATTTTACGGGGCAAGCGATTACGCAGTCACGCCAGGCGGGGGCGATTATACTGTTCACGGGGTTGCCGGGATTGATCCTGATGAAAATCTTTTTGTCCTTGACTGGTGGCGTAATCAGGTGGATTCGTCGGTTGCCGTTGATGCGTGGGCAGATATGGCCAAGACATGGAATTGCGTAAGGTGGGCAGAAGACAAGGCGCAGATCGAAAAAACGCTAGGCCCGTTCATCGATAAGCGGGCAAAGGAATTGAAAGTTTACACCGTCAGGGAAAGGCTGCCGACGGTAGGGGACAAGGTGCAGCGCGCGGGGTCGATCCGTGGCCGCATGGGGCAGGGGAAGGTGTATTTCCCTAAAGATGCGCCGTGGCGCAATGATTTGGTGTCTGAATTATTATCGTTTCCAAGCGGGCGGCATGATGACCAGGTTGACGTGCTTAGTCTTTTCGGTCGAATGATCAACACAATGCGACCGGATCACAGGCAGGGTAAGAAGTTGCCCACGGCAGCCAACAGGGGCTATAATCCGCATAATTGGAGGGGCCGGTGAGATTCTTCGACAAACTCGCACAGGAAGCAGAGAACGCTTATGGGGCCGCGCTATCCGATCAGCCGACCGTGGAGCCGTCCGAGGACGAGAAGCGCAACGGGTGGACGACGGAGACGCTTACGGCGTATGTTGCCGAGCGCAAGGCGGGCCAGTCGCTTGCCATTGATCCGCTGAGCGTTCGCAGACAATCCGAACAAATGCCGAGGGTGCAGAACAACGGCTACAATCCTCACAGGTGGAGAGAATAGGCATGTCCTTTAAGTCTGGTCCGAATGCGCCCCACTATCGGGAGATCGAAAGCCGTATGGATGCGAAAGTTAATGATGTCTACGGCGGGGATATTGTGGCTTATTGCAGGGCAAAATTTGACCATGAAGGCAGTTTGTCGGGACGCTCCGGGCTGTGGCGTGTCGTTATTGAACGCTTATGTGATGAAATTAACTTGTTGCGTGATAGGTGGAGAGAATGATGGTCAACATTAGGTGGTTTGTCGCTGAATTTTTTCTTGCTGGTGCGCTGGCGGTGGCCCCGGATGGTGGGCCGCGCCACAAAAGCAAGGTAGAGCTTGCGGACTTTTTCCTTGGTTGGCTGCCAAAGCACCGGGCTAGGCGGCGTGGCGCGAATATATGACCGACCAGAAAGTCCAAATAGGCGAAACGGTACACTCCGCAATATGGCTGGACGGCTGCGAGACTGACGAAATGGTGTCGCAATACAAAGCCGATGTAGAACAGGCCATTGCCGACCTGTGCAGGGATTCCGGGGTTATCGCCGGGCCGGTTAAATTCAGCTACAAATATCCACACGAAGACGGCGTGCCGGAAGTGCCTGACCACGTTCAAGGGCTGGCGGTGCGTATGCTGGTTGGCGAGGCCGATGTTGTGGGCAAAGCGCCCGAGTTGAAGATGAACAGCTTTCTTGGGGACTTGGAGAAGAAAGACCTTGAGCGCCTTCGGGTTATCGTGCGGCGGCAGTCTCCGGGGCTGATCACTGACAAGGAATGTGACGCCATTATCGAGGAAGTCGGCCCGGACGCGGCATATGACGCTGTTCGCAGGGCTGTGGACGGGGGCTATCTACATTGACGGGAACGATAGAGCGATATCTTGGGCGCTGCTGCGGGCGCATAATGATCCAAGCCGCCATTATCTCGGTCATGCTTGGATTGATCGGGCTTAGCCTTTATTGGTTTTTAGGGAAACTGATATTGGGGGTTTTGGTGCCGGTGTTGGGCGGTGTTTTTCAATGACCCGCGCTATCGTCGTCTTTACCGGGAATTCCGAACACCCGCTTTCCCGGTTTCTCAAGGACGGATTTCACCACGTTTATTGCGTTGTCGAGAACGATGGTAACTGGCTCCTGTTCGATCCGCGAGACGGCAAGCCGGAAATCAAGTACCTTACGCGGCTGGACGGGTTTGACCTTGCCCAGCACTACCGAAATCACGGGTTAACGGTCATCGAGATCGACTCGGTGTTGCACAATAAATCATCACTTTTGCCGTTTGCACATAGAAATTGCGTCGGGTTGGTAAAACATGTATTATCGCTTAGATGCTGGGCGGTGACGCCGTGGCAGCTTTACCGTTATCTGACACGGAGACATAAGCAATGATTTTTCCAGGCTTTTCATCCGGGCCAAGCGTGCCGCCGCCGCCCCCCCCTCCCCCGACTCGCGAAGACCCGGCCATTGCCGAGGCAAAGGAAGCACAGCGCCAAGCTGAATTGAAGCGCAAGGGGCGCAAGGCTAGCGTCATCACTGGCGGTCAGGGCGTCGAGGATAACCTTGGCACGGCTGGCGGGCCGCAAGTCGAACGCCCGCGAGCGGCTCAACTCCTTGGACAGTAAATGGCTGATACCGTAGCCGACAAATTCATCCAGCAATACGAGAGCGCACTCTCCGACCGGCGCATATGGGATTCCCATTGGGATGACCTTGCGCGGGTGACGTTGCCGCGCCGTCAGGGGTTCGTTACCCAGACGACCGAAGGCGACCGCCGGATGGAGGACAACTTCGACGGCACGCCTATTCAGGCAGCGCGGGGGCTATCGAATGCAATCGACGGGTTCCTGTGGCCGGACGGTCAGACCACCCACACCATCAAGCCGGAAGATGACGAGCTTGAGAATATGGATGAGGTCAAGGAGTGGCTTGATCAGGCGAATGAAGAATTGCACGAATCGATGGAAAATCCTCGTGCGCGGTTCCGTCAATCGCGGGGTGAGATATCGTCGGACCTTTCCGTGTTCGGCTCTGGGGTTATGTTTATTGGGGAACCGGCCAGCAGAAACAATCTTCTATACCAATCCCTGCACCTGAAAGACGCCGTAGTCATATGGGGCGAGGAGGGCGAACCGCTTGGCATCATGCGGATGAAGCGGTTCACCGTTCAACAGGTGGCCGACAAGATCACGGCGGGCGAGTGGAAGAATATCAGCGATACGCTGCGTCAGAAAATCCAGAACGGCCAGAACATGCAGGAAAAGGTTAAGTTTCTGCATGTCGTGATGCGCCGCCCCGGCGGTCGCGTTGATGCGATGTTGGCCAAGAATCTGCCCTATACGCATACATGGGTTGAGTTCGACGATCGGCAGCGGGTTTCCGAAGGTGGGTTCCATGAGTTCCCGTTTGTTGTGCCGCGTTGGGATACGTCGTCCGGTGAGGATTGGGGCCGTTCACCGGGCATGATCGCGTTGCCGGATTCCAACACCCTCCAGGCGATGGGCGAAACCATGCTTGTCGCCGGTCAACGTGCAGCCGATCCGCCGTTGTTGTATCCGAATGATGGGTTTTTCAATGAGGCCAACACGTTCCCCGGTGGCATGTCCGCGTATGACGTAGAGACGGCGGCACAAGTCGGGGGCAATCCTGTATTCCCGCTACAGACGGGCGGTTCCATGCCGCTTACCCGTGAAATGCAGATGGACGTTCGCGAACAGGTATGGGCGGCGTTTTTCCGCAACGTCCTGAATCTTCCCACGAACGGCCCGCAGATGACTGCGACCGAGGTTATTCAGCGGAAAGAAGAATTCATCCGTGAGATTGGCCCGGTATTTGGGCGCCTGGAATCGGATTACGTTGCGCCCACGGTTGAGCGTTCATTTAACATCCTGCTTCGCGCCAATGCGCTTCCGCCCATCCCCGAGGTTCTACAAGGCAGGAACATCCGGTTTGAATACGATTCGCCGGTCAAGCGTGTACGCCAGCAGATCGAGGCCGCAGCGGCTCAAATGTGGGTGCGCGAGCATATCGAGATTGCCACGGCCACGGGACGCCCTGATATTCTGGACCGCGTGAACTTCGATAAGTATTCCGAACTGACGCAGGAATACGCCAAGATTCCGCACGAACTGGCCAACGACGAAGAAACCGTGCAGGCCATTCGTCAGCAACGGGACAAAGCAGAGGAAGCCGCACGACAGGCGGCGGCGCAGGAGCAAATGGTTAACATGGCTAAGACGGGGGCAGACGCGGCGAAGTCCGCTGGAATTACGGAGGCGGCGTGATGTTCAATATGCTCTGGTCCCGCATGTCATCCGGCATACAAGGCCGTTTGGCGCTGCATCATGCGAAGATGGCGCAGCGTCGGGCGCGGAAGGCGAGAAAAGAAATCACCTACGACGAGAACGCCGGCATCCCGTGCGGGACAGCATAACTCGAAAGGATAACCGATGATCGTAAGGAAGGGGTGGCACGTTCACACGCGTTGGAATCCAATGGGGGCAGCGCATGAATTGTTCATTATCAAAGAGGAACCTGACGGATCGCGAGCGGCTATTGTTGATTACACGCTGACGAAACTCGGGCGGCATGGGACTGATGTTACTCTTGGCGATTCGCCAAAGCCGCTGTATGACGATGGCTCTTTTCTGCAAGCTATGCTTGATGCCGCATGGGAAGCGGGTTTTCGCCCAAAGGACTTCAAAGACCACACGAACGAATTCACCGCCGTCCGCTACCATCTTGAGGACATGCGGAAACTGGCAAAAGTGGATCGGTCATAACTCGAAAGGATAACCAATGTCTGACGACTCTATCTGGATCGACCGCGCTCAAAGTGCGGAAGCCAAGCTTGCCACGTACAAGGAAGCCACTGGCGCGGCAATTGAGCGTATCAAGGACTTCAAGGCCAACTTCGGTGTACGCGAGAAAAGCAGCGGTGAGCTTGTTGTAGACTATGACCGCTTTGCCACCGCTATCGGCATGGAAGGCGCGCTTGAACTGCGCGCCATTATTGATGAGAAATACAACATCTCCGGCGCGGCAGGCGAAAAGCCCCGGATTAAGGTGAACGCAGCTTGACTGACGAAGCGGAAGACACGCGGGCGATATTCGACACGCTCATCAACATGCCGCTGCATGGCGGCGCGACATATACGCGAATGGATCGCTACCGCGATTTTCGCCAAGTGTTCGGTTCCGAGCCGGGCAGGCGGGTATTGTACGAGCTTCTGGCGTGGTGTCACATGGTGAAAACTTCCGTCCCCCCCGGCCCTAACATCGACCCCTACCGCACGCACGTTGCAGAAGGTGAGCGAAACATAGGCATTAAACTGTTGGGCGTCCTACAACACGAGCCGCCCATTGAACAACCGACGACTGCAAACAGAAAGAGGCAGAAATGACCATTACGAAACCGGCTAACGATTACGATCCGGCATGGATTGAATACTGGAACGCGCATCCGAACGAGTTGCGGGCCGTTGGTGCAGAAGTCTCCGAAGAAGGTGGAGAGGAACAAGCCGAAGAAGCCCCTGGCGCTGACCAGCAACAGGACGGCGGAGAGCAACAGGCCGATGCAGCCGAAGAAACACAGGTCGAATCGACTGAGAATAAGGGCGCAACGGACTGGCGGTCGCTCGTCACTGATCCCGACGCCTTGAAAGAAGCCGAACGAACCACGGATATCAATTCTGCGTTCAAGCGCATCTCCGAACTTCGGGGCAAACTGTCCAAGGCCATTGTCCCGCCCGGCAAGGATGCAAGCGAAGAAGACGTTGCAGCCTATCGCAAGGCGCTGGGCGTCCCCGAATCCCCGGAAGGCTACAAGTTCCCGGAAATACCCGAAGAAATGATGACCGACGATGTTAAGGCATCGCGCGAAGCGTGGGCCGGGCGATTCCATGAGCTAGGCGTTTCTGCCGATGTCGCCATGAAACTGTCTGAAATGGTCAACGCAGATCAACAGGCATTCATGGAAGCCGAAGCAAAGGCCGACAAGGAATTCGCAGACAAGCAAATGGCTGACCTCAAAGCAGAATGGGGCGGTGATGCGGACGTGAACATGAAATTCGCCAATCGTGCGCTGGTTGATATCGCCGGGCGCGTGGGCGTGGACATGGAAGACCTCAAGGGCATTCAGGGTAAGGATGGTCGATTCCTTCTGGATCACGCGCCGCTGGCCAAGGTCTTTGCCGAGATCGGGCGGGAAATGGGCGAGGGAACTCTTGGCGGCGGGATCGATGAATCTGCCCGCGAAGGCCTGGAAAACCAGGTATCCGAAGTCCGCGAACAGATCGCGAAGGCCCGCAGCGAAGGCGACAACAGAAAGGCCAATGCCCTGTATCAGAAAGAACAGGCGTTGCTGGCGAAGATTTCCGGCAACCAGCCGGTGGTCGGTGCTGCTGGGCGGTCTGTGTAGGCTTGATTCCGGGGTGCGGTTGATGTATTTTCTGGGTGAGATTCACAGTTTGCGCGGAAGTGTCGAAGTTGAAGGCACGCGAGGGTGTCCGGTTTTCCGGATGTCTCTGTCATAGAGCACCTGAAAGGGTGTGCGGGATTGGTCCCCCGCTTAACATCTGGCAGCGCGCCGAATCGGCCACGGTAGCCGGAGTAACGCCCGGCCCGCGCAATTCAAATCCCCTCGGGGGTAGGGTGAGAAAACGTAGCGCGTTCTCAATAATCATAACCCCGTCCCGTGCGCCGATGGCGGCTGAGACGCTAGCGCCTTAGCACACACCACACGGGTCGATCATCTGCACAAGGGGACTGTCCTTAACCGGGCGGTCCCTTTTTGATGAATAAAAGTGCATTTTCAGTGTTGCACCCAAATTCAAATTCGGGCATACTGCATAAATATTAGGCATGGTGACATGCCAAAGGTTATTTGTTAGGCGATTTTAGGCGGCTCCCCGCTATTGGCCCCGCCGAGCGTCAAGTTGCACAGCCGAAGCCCCGCTTCGAGGACTGCGACGGCCCCGTTTATGACGGCTCCCCGTCTACCCCTTCACAATAGCGGCTCCCCAAGGATGTGTCTGTAACTCCCACTTTTTTATGGAGGACAGATTATGTCCACATCAATCGATACTGCCTTCATCACTTCGTTTGAAGCGAAAGTGCATGAAGTGTTCCAGCGCAAGGGGTCGCAGCTTAAAGACGCCGTGCGAATGAAAACGGATGTCGTCGGTTCCACGGCGGTATTCCAGAAAGTCGGCACCGGCACCGCGACGACCAAAGCGCGTCACGGCACCATCACGCCGATGAACCAAACCCACACCGCCCCGCAATGCACCCTTGCCGACTTCTACGCCGGTGACTGGGTGGATAAGCTGGACGAAGCCAAGATCAACATCAACGAACGCGATGTGATCGCCAACGGCGGCGCAATGGCGCTGGGCCGCAAGGTGGATGACCAGATTACCACGGTTCTCGACACCACGACCCAGACCACGGTGACGCTCACGGTGACGACCAAGGCCAACATTCTCGCAACGGCGCTTGAGTTTGCCGAAGCGGCATGGGCCAACGACGTGCCGAACGACGGCGAAGTTTATTGCGCCGTGACCGCGCGTTACTGGTCGCAACTGATGCTTCTGGATCAGTTCCAGAACGCCGATTATGTCGGCGCTGACGGTCAGTCGTTCCGCTCCGGTCCTGTTTCCATGCCGGGCCGTTGGAAAGACTGGATGGGCATCAAGTGGAAAATGCAGACCGGCTTGCCGGGTGCAGGTACTTCCACTGCCAAGTGCTTCATCTGGCACAAATCGGCCATCGGGTATGCGGTTGCGGCATCTGCCGGAAACGTTGCCGGTCGCGCACCGGTGTCGGCGGATATCACCTGGCACGGTGATCGCGCTGCACACTTCGTCAACAACATGATGAGCGGTCAGGCTTGCTTGATCGATGACACGGGCGTCATCGAAGGCAACCTCGACGACACCGCCGCCATCCCGACGACATAAGGAGGGCTGAAAAATGGCTTTTGATTTTCAAGACCTCGTTCTTCTGTCTCACGGTAACGACAAGAAGCATTTCTATTACGATGCTGACGCCAACTCCGATTCGTTGGCAACCGTCAATACTGCGGGATATTTCAACAACACGGACGACAGCCAGCGGTTTGTTGCTGATGACCTGATTACGGTCAAAGGCACAGACGGCGTTACCACGCTGGAAGTTGTTTCCGTATCGTCCGGGTCCGTCACGACCCGCGACCTTAACGCCCGCGCCCTTCACACGGCGACGACCGCGAGCGTTATGAAAGTGGGTGCGAACCTTCTGGCTGGGACCACGGCGGGGACGTATGTTGCCTCGTCCAGCCCGACGAAAGGCGACTTCCTGCGGTGCATCAATACCGGCGTGGCTGCCAATGCTATCGGCACCACGGGCAGCTTGATGTTCGGATCGACCGGGGCGACCACGCTCACGCTCGGGGCCATTGGCTCCGGTGTGGACTTGCTCGCCGCGTCAACGACCCAATACCTGATTGTTGGGTCAATCCACGCAACTTCGTCCACGACTAACACGGCAGCGGCTTACGCGCTGTCGTAAGGCTGAAAGGGCAGAGCAGCAATGAGTGACGTGAAGATGGACAAAATAGCCATTGTCGGCACCTCGCCGTCTTCACGTCATCTCGCCCCTATCGGCGACGAACAAACAGAAGTTTGGTTGATGGGTCCACAGAATGAGGCCGTTGACGAAACAGAACGTCGCGTTTGGCATCGCTGGTTTGAATTCCATCTTGTTCGGGAATTCGACCCTGCCTTCAACAAAGAAACGCCGGGCTACCTCGATTTCCTGATGGGAGTCGAGGACCGCCCGATCTACATGCAGCCGCCTCTTGATCCCCGGATTAAATCCGCAGTTGCTTTCCCGTGGGACCGCGTCGTCAAGGATTACGGGGACGGTAATGGCGGTGCTTTTTTCCTCGATAGCACTATTGCCACGATGATGGCATGGATTCATGCAAGCTATGACGGGGAGTTTGACCATATCACGGAAGTCGGCTTCTGGGGCTGCGACTTCGGATCGAACGAAGAACGCCGTTCACAGAAGAAGGGGTTTTTCCATTTCAAAAAGCTACTGGAAGCGAAGGGCATCAATATCGTTTTGCCGCCCGAAAGCGACCTTTGCTATGAGCAATCTCCATACCCACACATGACGGATTTCCGCTTCAAGATCAACGCGCAAAAAGCCGAACATCTGGCGGAACAGAAAAAGACACAAGACATTATTCATTCTCTCCAGTCGCAAATCCCGACGCTGCGCGAAGACTATGCCAAGCGGATGGGGGCGCTGGAAGTTCTTGACTGGCTTGAAACGTTAACATGAGAAAGGACGTAAAATGATCGTCAAACCTGAAATCGTCGTTACCCCGGATTACCCGAAGGTCTTTATTCGCGAACCGCGCGAGGCTGTGGACCTGGATGTCGAAATCCCGAAGATTCTCCAAGTGCAGGGATGGGATGTTGGAACATCGTTCCGCATCCTGTTCGTTTCGCACGACCGTCAGGAATTGCTGTCGCATGCCGAGTTCATCGTAACTGCCAGCATGGAATCCATTGAAACGGTTGACACGGGTCCGGCATCGACAATGACCAAGGCCGTCAAGGCGCGGCGCTGGGCGCAGATCGGCGACTGGTGGGAAGCCAAAACCCCAGCAAAGGATGAAGTCGCGGCGGTTAAGTGGAACCCCGGCAAGAAGGCATTCGACGTTGTGAAGGGTGACGATGTTCTCGCGTCCTTTGCAAAAGATGACGGCGGCAAGGAAGCTGCCGAAGCGTTCGTTTCCAAGGCCGCTTAATGACGCGCCGGGTTGCCATTGTGGCGTCCGGTCCATCGGGGGTTGATGCGCCGTTCCATAGCCCTCGGTGGGAAGTATGGGCAACGGGGTGGCGAACATGCGACCTGATCGAAAGGTGCGACAGGTTCTACGAGGTTCATTCGGCAGACACGTTTTCAGACAAGCCGCGTTATATGGAGTTCCTAAATGCCGTGCATGTTTACTCTCTTTTCCCGGACGTTGGCACGTTGATTCAGGCGGATCGAATAGAGGCCGCGTTCGGGACTGAGTTTTTGACTAATTCCGTCGCATGGATGATGGCAGACGCGCTTCTTGAAAATGTCGATGTTCTCGGGCTGTGGGGCGTCGAAATGGACTACGAAAGCGAATACTGGCTTGAGAGATACGGGGTAAAGCATTTCATGCGATTGGCAGAGGAAAGAGGGGTGGAGTTGGTTGTCCCGGAAGGGTGTCCGCTGTTGACGGACATTCCAGCATATCCGTTTCGGGGGGCTGCATAATGTACGGCTCTGACACGTTCAAATTCATCTATGTGAGGGTGCCGCGCACAGCATCAAGTACGTTTTGTCATTACCTGGACAACGTGTGCAGCGGACATCTTCTCAGGTTGGGCGGGCAGCATGATTCTGCCGTCGAGATGCGTCGTGCATGGGGTGAAAAGTGGGATGAATACCACACGTTCGGGTTTATCCGCAATCCGTGGGAATGGCTTGTTTCCATGTATAACGCGAATCTTTCAGTCGGCCCGAACAGGGTTAAAGAGGCGCTTCCCGGCGGCAGCGGAAACGGGCCGATGAACCGGGCCAACATGGACTTTGAAGAATGGATTAAAGCCCGTGACACCACCTGCATCGACTGGCTTTCCGAAGGCGGCGAAGTGATCGTTGATGAAATCAGGAAGTTTGAAGACTTCGTGCCGAATGCCGCCGTTTCGATCAGCGGCAAAGACCATCCGCATTACCGGGACTGGTACACGCCGGAACTTGCCGATTACGTCGCGAAAAAGTGTGCAAAAGAAATCGAAATCGGGCGCTACGCCTTCTAGGAGCATGAACCATGCCTAGCGAAACAGACATTGCAAACGCCGCGCTCCGATACCTCGGGGCAGATACGATCACGTCTTTCACGCAAGGCACGAACGAGGCGAACGCGGTTAATGATCTGTATTCGGATTTGCGCGATGCTTTGCTGCGGGCGCACAACTGGAATTTTGCCACGAAGAAAGTGGCACTTGCCGAATCTTCAACGGCACCAGCGTATGAGTTCGACAACGCCTTCTCATTGCCTTCGGACTGGCTGAGGACTGTAGCCGTTCACGACAACGACGCCGGGACTGGGACGTTTCTTTATCGCATGATTCAGGTCGGCGGGCAGCGGGTTATTGAAACAGATGTTGAAAACGTGTGGCTAACCTATATCGCGCGTGAGACTGATCCAAATATTATGACGGCGGACTTCCGGCGCTTGCTGGCATACACCCTTGCCAGTGAAATGGCGGTCGATCTCACGTCATCGAATACGCTCCAAGACCAGCTTGCCAGGAAAGCCGATAGGCTCATGGCACAAGCTCGTTCTGCTGACGGCATGGGGTCGTTCCCGCGTCAGCGTCCGCGCGGATCGTGGGCGTCGTCGAGGCATGGTTTGCAGAGGTGGCCTGACTAATGCCCCGCGTACATTTTTTCACGCCAAGCTTTAACGCCGGGGAACTGTCTCCGAGACTGGCCGCGCGCACGGATTTCGTCAAATATCCTGCTGGTCTGGAAAAGCTTGAAAACTTCATTCCGCTTTCGGAGGGCGGCGCAAGGCGCAGGCCGGGAACGCGGTACATTGCTGAGCTTAAATCTTCGACTGTTGTAGGCCGGTTAATGCGGTTTCAGTTTTCTACAATTCAGGCGTATTGCCTTGAATTGGGCGCTGGGGTTATGCGGTTTTATCGCCACCAAGGCCAGATCACGGTTGCCAACACGGATGCGGCGGTAACGAATGGCACGTTTGCGTCGAACATTACGGGATGGGATGATAGGTCTACGGGCGGCACCGGCAACACGATTTCCCATGATTCCACGAACGGCAGACTGACGCTTGAAACCAACGGGACGGCTGCCGACGATATCGGCTGGGCGGAACAGGATATTACGACCACTGCCACGGGGACCGAACACGTTTTGAAGTTCCGGGTCATCGGTGCACCGGGTGATAAGATAGAATTTCAGGTAGGAACGGCGGCAAGCGGGGCGCAAACCCTCGCAGCCGTCGAAAAAGAGGTCGGGTATCATTGTGTTGCGTTTACGCCAACGACAAGCCCGTTTTATATCCAGTTCCGCAATAAAGGGTCAAATGCCAACAAGGACGTGCAGATCGATGATGTCTCGCTTGTAGACAATGCGGGCGTAGAAATCGATACGCCTTATGCAGAGGCGGACTTGTTTCAAGTCAGCGGCCCGCAATCGGCGGATGTCCTGTATTTATTCCATGGCAGCTATCCTACGTACAAGCTTCAAAGGTTCGGGCATACGACGTGGAGCCTTGTTGAAGTGCCGTGGCAAGACGGCCCTTGGCTTCCCATGAACGATACGTCAACGACCATGACTCCGGCAGCAACCACGGGGCTTGGCGTCAACGTCACTGCATCCTCAATAGTGGGCGTAAATGACGGGGCCGGGTTCCAGTCCACGGATATTGGGCGGTTGATCAGGATCGATAACCCTGCATCCGGCGTTGATTGGGGCTGGGGGGTGATTGTCAGTATCACGTCCACGACCGTTGCCGTTGTGGATATAAAAAGGGCCTTTGGGCAAAATTCAGCAGACACCCGCTGGCGGTTAGGTTCGTGGTCAGGGACAACCGGATATCCGCAGACCGGCACATTCTACGAACAAAGGCTTTATTCCGCTGCAACCACAGACCAGCCCCAGACATTCTGGGCGTCGAACACGGCTGATTTTGAAGCCATGTCGCCGGATAGTGCGAATTCCTCCGGCGTATGGGATGCGACGGTCGAAGACGACGACAGCCTGGATTACACGATTTCCTCGGACAACGTAAACGCAATCCGATGGATGAGTGCAGGCAAGGATACGCTGGTCATAGGCACGATGGGCGGGGAATGGGTGCCGTCATCCACGGGGTCCGTTCTCACGCCTTCGGATATAACTGTTAGGCGTCAGACAACGCACGGCTCAGCGCAGGTCCAGCCCGTCAGGGTGGGCAACGTTGTATTGTTCGTTCAGCGCGCGGGCCGGAAACTTCGTGAGTTTGCATTCTCGTTTGAAGACGACGGATTCAAGGCCCCGGACATGACGCGGCTTGCCCAGCACATTACGGCGGGGGGCATTACGGAAATGGACTTCGCCGAGGAGCCTGATTCGCTTCTCTGGGCGGTTCGTGCGGATGGGCAATTGCTGTCCATGACATATCGCCGGGATGAAGATGTGGTGGGATGGGGGCGGCATATTCTCGGCGGATCGACATACGGAACGATTACGCAGGTCTGGCAAGCCGACGATAGCGCCGGGACATTCGTAGACGAGACAACGGACGCCAACAGCACATCGAATGCGGATTGGACAGTGTTCCCCGGAACCGAAGCAACAGGGGATTATGTCGCGATTGGACACACCGAGAAGTTCACAAAGGTTATTTTCGATTATGCCAATGGAACAGCAGGTGTCGGCGGGGCCGTGACTTGGGAATATTGGGACGGTTCGGCGTGGGCCGCGTTGACGGGTGTCACGGATGGAACGGCGGGCTTTACCACGGCGGCGGCAGATAACCTTTCGCTCACATTCACCGAACCGACTGACTGGAAGTCGCGCCAGCTAAACGCGGGGCGCGGGCTATACTACATCCGGGCGAAGATCACGACCGTTTACACGACCAATCCCGTACTTGACCAGGGATTTATCCCGGCCATTGCAAAAGTGGAATCGGTTACGGTCATTCCGGGTGCGGACGGGTCTGGGCAAACACAGTCCAGCGAAGACCGGGACGAGGTCTGGGTGATCGTCAAGCGCACCATCAACGGCGCTACAAAAAGATATATCGAGGTTTTCGAGCGTGACTTCGAGGGCGAAGACGATCCTGCGGACGCCTATTACGTTGATAGCCTGATCACGTATGACAGCACCGCCGCAACGGCCCTGACGGGATATGACCACCTTGAGGGCGAGACGTTGAAGGTCTGGGCCGATGGCGCTGTAAGGCCGGATGAAACCGTTTCAAGTGGCGGAATTACGCTGGATAACGCCGCCTCGGTTGCGCAGGCGGGCCTTGGGTACTCGCATAACCTCAAGAGCCTCAAATTTGAGGGCGGAAACCCTGCCGGGACGGCAGTTGGCAGGACCAAGCGGACTTATGGCGCGACGTTCGTATTCCTCGATTGTCATTCCGTCAGTTACGGCCCGAGCGAGGACAACCTGCAAACAAGAGACTTCCGCAACGTGTCTGATGCGATGGATACCGCTGTCCCGCTGTTTACCGGGGAACGCCATTATTCGTTTGATGGCAAGTGGACAACGGATTCCCGGATTGTTGTAAAGAGCGACTCCCCGTCACCGTTTACGCTTCTTGCCATTGCCCCAGAAGTAAACATGAACCCGCTGAAATGATTATTAGAACCGCAGATATGGAAAAGGACGCGCTGGCCATTGTCGATGGGGCCAAGGACTTCTTTTCGCGCATGGAATACACGGAGTTCTTGCCTGAGACGGACGAGAAGCTAATTGAAGCGATTGCACGGGTAATGTCATTTCCGGGGATCGAGGTCATCGTGGCTGAGCATGAGGGGTCTGTGGTCGGGGGACTGGGGATGATGTACGGCCCGCACCTATGGAACCCGAATATTGAAGCCGGTGATGAAATATTTTTTTGGACATCACGCAGTGCGCCAAAAACCACGGCATTGCGGTTGCTTCGGGAAGTCAAGGCGCGGGCTGGAGACCGGATTGTGACATTCAAGGCGCTGATGACAAGTCCGAAAAAGGTCTGTCAAGTTTATGAACGGATGGGCCTCCGTCCGGTTGAATCATCTTACATGGGGGTGTTCTGATGGGTCTTGTTCTTACAAGTACGGTGGGGGCTTCCGCAGCGGCAGGGGGTATATCCGCAGGGACGGCATTATCAGCCGCCGCCGCCGGGATTAGTGCGATTGGAGCGATTTCCCAGGGTCAAGCGGCAAAGAATCAAGCCAACTTTCAGGCTGCCGTCCAGCAGCAGCAGGCGGCCCGTGAGAGACAGGAAGCCGCAGCGCGAGAGGAAGACTTCCGCCGCCAGCAAAGCCGCCTCATGGCCGCGCGTAGGGCAATGGGTGGGGCATCCGGGGTTGATTTCTCTACCGGGTCGCCATTGCTTTCGACCGAGGACTTCGCGGGTGAGATCGAATTGAACGCGCTGCGCATCCGAAACCAGGGTGATGTCAACGCGACACGACTGGAACAGTCTGCACAGCTTCAACGCATGTCTGGTAAGAATGCATCCAGGCAAGGTTTTTTCAAAGCCGGGGCGTCTCTTTTGAGCGGTGCCGGTGAGATATACAAGAAATGATGAGGATTAGGCAATGGTGACGCTTCCAACACGTTCGCCGGTTACAGGAAGTGGCCGCAGGCGCGGAAGGCTTCCCGGTGTCCAGGATGTGCCGCAGGTACAGGTTGCATCTGACCCCGGCGTTGCCGTGCCGTCCGGTGCGTTCGGGGGGATGGATTTAAGCATTGCTGCCGAGGGTTTAAGGGACTTCGCGGACTCAATTCGCCGTGCCGAGGAAAAGCAGCAAGCGGAGCGTGACTTCGCCGAAACGACGCAAGCCAAGTTGAAGTATGACCGCGAGGTTATGGAGGAATTCCAGCGTCGGCAGTTGGATGATGACCCTGCACGTCCCGGCTTTATGGATGATATGGAGAAATTCGCGCAGGAGCGGAAAACATCCATTCTCGGCGGCGTGCCGGAAGACGTTTCCGAAACGGCTAAAACAAGACTTGGCCTGACACTGGATGCACAGTCGAACGCCATTCGCGACAGTGCGGGACGATTGAGTATTCAGGAAAGCCAACGCAAGGCACAGGATGCGTTACAAGCCGGATTAAACAGTCTGTCCGTTCAAGCCGAACAATACCCGGATAGCTACCAGGATATCATTGCGCAAGCTGATGACGCGATTGCCGACTTGTCCCCGTCGATGACCGCAGATCAGAAACGGGATGCAAAGGTCACGGCAAGGGTTTCCGTTGTGGAATCGGCTGTTCAAGGAAAAATCAAATCGGAAGATTTCCGTGGCGCAGTTAGGATACTGGAAGATCCAGACCTTGAAGAATCCATTGGGGGCAAAACAAGAGACGCGTTATTGAGGCAGGTTGCTAACGCGGAACAGTCCGCCGACAAGAGGCGTGCCGATTTAGCTGAGAAGGCCGAGAGGCAGGCCAAGGAGGCAGCAAAGAAACAATCTGATGCGTTAACCAAGCAGGGAATTTCCCTTTCCGTATCGGGCGAGCTTACGACGGATTGGGTGATGAAAAGGCAGGAGGTTCTTGACCTTTCTGACTTCAAAACACTGATGAAAGCGGCGGCAAAAGAAGACGGAGACGATAACAACGTTGTTATCGCAGACATTTATCGGAGAATGGCTGCGGGGGAAGATATTGAGCGTGTAGCAATTGAACAGTTTGCTGACGGAAATCTTTCAAGGCCGACGATGAACACAATTCTTAGTCGTAATGATTCACTTGCACAAAGGGGCGGGGCAAAAACACCGTTCCAGAGGGCTTCATCGTATCTATCCAAAGCCTTGCGCCCAAGCGAGCTTAATGACAACCCGGATGCGTCTGCGGCCTATGCGAATGCCGAAGCTGACCTGATGACATTCTTTGACGAAAAGCCGCAGGCAACCGTTGATCAGGCAATGGGTTACGCGAGGGAATTGGCGTCATCGTATCGACTTGTTCCCGGTACAACCTTGTCGCTTCCGTTCCCGAACTGGATGGAAGGTGATAGACTGGCCAAGCAACCAAAACTTGATGAAACAGAGGAAAAAATCGTTCGCGATCTTTCTGCTGGACGCATTGATGCAGACACGGCACGGCGGCGCGCTGCTGTTATTCGGAAGTGGCGAGATTTTCTTGAAGAGGGTTCGAATTGATGGCTGAAGTCATGACAGATACACTGACATTGCCAGGGCAACAAAAGGACGCCTTACCGCAAGCGCCAGTGTTGGAACCTGAGTTGGACGGGACGGGAGCCGCCATTCCCTCCGATGAGCCTACTGAAGTCATTGATCGTCCCGAACCTAATACCAGCGTTGGTGATGAATTGATGCCACCGCAAGACAATACGGCAGCGCCTGATGTAACGGGGGATAGAAGCGTCGATTTCATTGAACATCGCGAGCGCCTATCCGGTGGCCGTGACCTTGAGGACATGATGGATCGTGTCAGGTCTCGCCAATCAGGGTCAGAAAAGAAAGACGCGACGGAAAAACAAGAAGAAGAAATGCGCGGCGTTGTCGAAGTTCGCCCACTTCGTGAGGGTGGGTTTGGCGTGTGGGTGAATGGTGTCTTGCAAGGTGCTGGCGATACCAGAGAAGACGCGAACACCATCGGGCAAGAGCTTATTCGTCCGCGAACGGGCATGGAAACCGCAGTTGAAACGGTATCCGAAACCGCTGCCGATGTTGGCTTGGGGGTTATAGAAACGCCACGTCAGGTTGTCGGCGGAGCTTCGGATGCGGTCCAGGAAACCACAAGGGCTATTGACGACCTGGCCGATTGGTTAAACGAGAACGTCGCTGATTTGCGATTTAGCGTTGATATCCCCGGCGTCGAGGACACGGAAAGTGTCAACATCAATCCAACGGAATTAATCAGAAGCATTCTGCCGGACATTTCGGAAGCGAAATCAACAACGGGTCGTGCGGTAAGGTCTATCGCCCAATTCATTACCGGATTCTGGGGCGCGGGGAAAATGCTTCGCGGTCTTGGTGTCGCCGCTCCTGCGACGGTTCCGGGCCGTGCGGTGGAAGCTGTTGGGCGCGGTATGGCCGCTGATTTCACGGTCTTTAATCCTTCGGAACAACGACTTTCAAACATTATTCAGGATGTTCCGGCTCTGCAAAACCCTGTTACGGAGTACCTTGCTGCAGATCCCGACGATACAGAAGTCGAAGGCCGGATCAAGAATGCTCTTGAAGGCGCTGGACTAGGTGCATTTACCGAAGGCTTCCTTGTTTCGCTTCGTGGCTTGCGCGGGGTTAGAAAGGCAGAAACAGAAAGCATCGTTGCGCAACAACGCTTGCAATTCGGGGAGTTGACCGACCGCGATTTTCTTTCCATTGGCGAGCCCGATAGCAAAGAATTTATTCTTCGCAGGCCGACGACAACTGGCAAACTAAAAGAGGGTGATGACCTTGCCGTTGATCCTGCGCGCCTAGAAGGTGAAGGGGGCGTGTTTATCAACTGGGCGCGGATAGATGCGCCGGAAGATATCAAGTCTGCAATGCAGGCTGTCGCGGACATGAATAAGCAGGGCATAGATATTTCCAGGCGCGGCGTTAGAACAAACGTCGAAACGGCGGAAGCGGCGGCGGAAATAGATGCGTGGGACGTGCTTCTTTCCCGCCGGGCTGGGCAGCCCTTGAACGCAGAAGAAAGCCTTGCTTTAAGGCAGCTTTGGACTTCATCGACCGAAGCCTTGACACAGGCAGCAAAGCAGGCGGCGGCTAACCCCGGGGATGCGAACCTGTTTGCTTTCAGAAAAATGGTGGCGGTTCAAGACGCTATTCAGAAAGAGGTTATAGCCGCCCGAACAGAAACGGCGCGAGCGCTGCAATCGTGGAGTATTCCCGCTGGAAGCGGCGTAGAACGAGCGCGGGCCGTGCAGGAAATTCTAACCAGAAACGCAGACGATCCAAATGTTCATAAGGAGCTTGCGCGCCGGATTGCCGTTCTGGGCGAGGCGGGTGAATTCGACAAGATGAACGAGGTTGCAAGGCGCAGCGCCACGGCGCGGACTTATGATGCCGTTGTTCAGGCATGGATAAACGGCCTTCTGTCCGGGCCGAAAACGCACATGGTTAACATGATATCCAATACGGCTGTTATTGGCTTGACCATGGCCGAACGAGGAACCGCCGCACGACTCGCAAACCTGATGGGCGATGACGCTGCTGTGCAAATGGGAGAATCCGCTGCGCAGTGGTTTGGCGCTGTTCAGGGTGTGAAGGATGCGTTGCGCCTGTCCTCAAATGCCGAAAGGCTCGGAACGGTCTGGAAGAGTATTAAAACAGGTCAAAGTCAATTCGGTGCTCAAAAGATCGACCAGCCGAGACAGGGGGCTTTGGCGTCAGAAGTCTGGAATGTGTCCAGTGATACCGGGTTGGGAAGGGCCTTGGATGCACTGAATGTCGTGACGCAGCTTCCCGGAAGGGCGCTAGGCGCGGAAGATGAGCTATTCAAGACAATTGGCTATCGCATGGAGGTCTACGCTCAGTCCATGCGCCAGGCGCGTTCCGAGGTTTCGGCTGGTAAGGTTCCGGAATCCGAATACAAGGCCCGCATTGCGGAGCTTATTGAGAACCCGCCGGAGAATATCAGGCTGTCCGCCATGGATGCGGCGATCTATCAGACGTTCAATAATCCGGCGGGGAAGATTTCCCAGACCATCATGAAATATCGGGACGCGGTCCCGGTGCTTGGCCCGCTGACAGCGCCGTTTGTCCGCACGGTCGGTAACATCATGAAGTTTACGTTTGAACGCACGCCGATTGCCCCTCTGATGTCTCAGGTGCGGGCGGATATTTCAGCAGGCGGTGCGCGCCGTGATATGGCGCTGGCAAGAATGGCGCTTGGGTCTTCTATTCTCGCTGTTTCTGCAGACCTTGCCTTGAATGGGCAAATCACGGGGAAGGGGCCGACTGATCCCCGTGTCCGGGCGGCAGAACGCAGAATGGGGCGGCAGCCATACAGTGTGAAAGTTGGGGATAGGTGGTTTGCCTATAACAGGTTTGACCCGATTGGAACGCTTGTCGGCATATCTGCGGATATGGTCGATATCATCGCCAATAACGACGCCAACGATGAGCGCGCCCAAGAGGATATAGAACGGGCAGTGATTGCAACGATTGCCGCCGTCGGCGCGAACATGATGGATAAGACGTATTTGACCGGGTTCAGCGACTTCATCGAGGCGCTTTCCGATCCCGTTAGAAATTCGGAATATTGGGCGCAGGGCGTCGTCGGTTCGTTCATGCCGACGGCTGTTGCCGAGGTTCGGAGACAGGATGATCTTTACATGCGTGAAACCCGGACGTTGTGGCAGTCGATCATGAACAGGACGCCCGGACTTTCCGAAGATTTACCGTTACGCCGGGATATTTGGGGCCGACCGCTTGAATACAAGTCCGGGCTTGGCGTGGCGTTTGACGCGCTTTCCCCGATATACAGCAGACAGGAAAACCCGGAGCCAATTGATACCGAATTGTTGCGGTTAGGAAATGGCCCGTCGAACATGCCGAGACGCACGAGCTTTAGCGGCGCTGTTGTGAACCTGGATCAATTCGAGGGGGCATATAGCAGGCTAGTTGAGCTTGCCGGGAATGAATTGAAGCTCCCGAAATATGGAAACAAGGGAGCAAAGGACGCACTCAACGATATCGTTACCGGAAAGAGCCCGTTTTCGGCTGTCTATAATTTGCGTGCTGATGGCCCAGACGGCGGAAAGATGGACTTCATCCGTTCAGTCGTGGCCGAGTACAGAAGCGCGGCGAAAAATCAATTGGTAAGGGAGTTCCCGGAAATCAACATTGACATTCGGCGCAAGCTTGATGCGCAGCAAAAGTGGTCAGTGCAATGAAAAAAATACCATCCTTGATATTCATGGTTGGCGCGCTGGCTATCGTCTGCGGAGGGGTATGGGTGTGGATGGTGATCATGACCGCCATTGCCGGAAATTATGGCCCCGGATTTGCGCTGGCTTTTGTTCTCGCATCGGGCTTCGCAGCCATAACATATTGGGATATAATCGCATTGCCGTGGCGGGCATGGGCTGCGCTTTGCATTGATATCGACAGAAGGATTTAGCCGTCATGACTCTTACATCGACCACAAACAGGCTTTCATATGACGGCAACGGGGCCACGACTTCGTTCCCCGTGACGTTTGTATTCTGGGACGCTGACGACCTTCGTGTCATTCTGCGCGATGCGAATGGCGCGGAAACCCCGTGGACGCGCGGGACGCAATACACAGTATCCGGCGGCGGCAGCGAAGGCGCGACGGGGACGGTTACTGTTGAAACATCCCCAACCGATTACACGCCCGCGTCCGGCGAAAAACTGATCATCAAGTCGAATATTTCGGACACGCAGGACACGGACCTACCTCCGGGCGGAGAATTCCCATCGACTTCGGTTGAGACGCAAATCGATAAGGTTGTCCGGCAGATTCAGCAGAAGGATGAGGAGCTTGGCAGGTCGTTAAAGCTTCAAGAAACGTCCGCGTTTTCGGAATTGACGGTTCCAGACCCATCCGCGAACAAAGTCCTCGGGTGGAACGCAGCAGCAGACGCGCTTGAGAACTTTACGCCAAATACAGACACGTACATTTCGCTTTCCGCCTTTGGTGCGACCCTGATCGACGACACAACAGCATCGGCGGCACGGACAACGCTTGGCCTTGGAACAATGGCTGTGGAAGCGACAACCGCCGTTCCCGCCATGACATACGCGGGAACGCAGAGTTTTGCAGATAACATTCTTTCCCGCCCAAAAATTCAGGACTACGGCGAGACGGTCAACGCTATTGGTTCGATAGGCGGCGGCACACAGGACATTGACCTTGAATCCGGCAATGTTGTTAGCGGGACTGTCGATACTTCGACCACGACCTTCACATTCTCCAATCCCCCCGCGTCCGGCACAGCGGGGAGTTTCACGCTATTCCTTACGAATGGCGGGTCGCAAACGGTCAACTGGCCTGCGTCCGTCGATTGGGCGGGTGGCACGGCTCCCAGCCTCACGGCAGCGGGCGTTGATATTCTCACATTTACGACGATTGACGGCGGGACAACCTGGTACGGCTTCCCTGCTGGACTGGATATGCAGTAATGTTGGCAACCAGAATGAGGATGGCGGCGGCAAACGCCGAGGCGACGAGCGTCACGTTTCTTGGCAGTGCTGTAGACGGCACGAACGCGGCATCTCATACATTCTCCAGCAAAACGTTCGGGGATGCTTCTGCATCCCGCGTTATCGCTGTCGCAATTTCAAGTTCGGGCGTAACCTCAAACGCAACAATTTCAAGCGTGACCATCGGAGGTGTTTCAGCCACGCGGCGCGTCGGCGGTTCTCCTACGTCGGGGGGCCTCGTCATTGAAATCTGGTCTGCGTCAGTTCCGACCGGGACGAGCGGCGATATTGTTGTGACGCATTCCGGGACCAAGGACCACTGCGGCATTGGTTGGTGGCGGTTGACCAGCGTTGGCAGCGTTTCTGTTACGGATGCTACGGTTGGAAGCGACACCAGCCCGTACACAGCAACCATCGATGTTACGGCGGGGGGCGTTGTGTTGGCGATGGCAACCGGAAATTCCGCTGCTACTTTCACTTGGTCTGGCGGCGGTATTGCCGAAAACTACGATGGGACGATTGAGGGCAATTATACCCACTCCGGTGCATCCGAGCTTTCGGCATCTGGTGGGTCGGGCGTTACGTACACGGCAACGGCAAGCGCGGACAGCGGCGCTGACGACGGCATCTGTGTTTGTTGTTTTGATGCGGCATAGGAGGAATCATGTCTGACTACATACACCATACAGCAAACACGATTGACGTTGCGGCGGGTCCACTGCCGAAGGTTTGGCAGAACGTTTCCGGGCTTAATCTCCTAAGTGATGTGGAACTAAAGCCGCTCGGCTGGCTTCCTGTCGTGTATTCGGGGTCGGTTCCAGCGGCATATCGCGGCGTCACAACTGGCGTTCAGGTGGGGGATTCCGTAACGCCGGACGCAGACGACGTAACGGGCACGTATGCGTATAAATCCACATCCAACTGTAAGTCGATACGCAAAGCCGCCATTGACGCAAAGCGGGACGCCCTTCTTGTGACGGGCAAGACGATCAACGGGAACACATACGACGGTCGCCTGACGACGATGGGGGCTATTGTTGCAAAGCGCGACCGAACCAGCCGTAGGGGCGGGGCTGCCGTCAAGAATATATCGGGTATAAACACATCGACGGGGACAGTTACGATCACGGGGGGCGCGCCGGAAGACGGGAATGAAGTCCAGTTTGCAAGCGTCGGCGGTACAACTGAGCTAAACGGCAATGTCTATTTCTCGGCCAACAAGTCCGGAAACAATTTCACATTGATCGACCGCATTGGGAATGCCGTGGATATGTCCGGGTTCGGTTCATACACATCCGGGGGAACTGCGACGGTTGTCGTTACGGCTATCGGTGTGGATAACAGCCTCATAGCTTTGAACTTCGGCGACTTCGAGGCCATGGCAGACGAGTTAAGCCAATGGCACAATAATATGTATGAACAGGCGCGGGCGTACAAGAATGCCGTTGATGCGCTTTCTACAGCGGCAGCAGTGGCCTCACATACGGATGGCGATGACAATGGCGATTGGCCGTCATAATGTGCTAAGATTTACCAGCAAAGGAGAAGTGACATGGCAAAGACGAACAAGGTACACCCGACAAGCAAGCCGAAGCCGAACCCCAATCAAACAGCAGGGCTTCCGGCGCGAAACAAGGCCCGTAAGGGTGGCGGGTGATTCGACCAGTTACCCTTGTTGGCGTTTATTTTCTGTATCTGATCGGATACGGGGCGGTCCCCATTGACATATCAGAAATGCAATGGGCCACGCTTAACCGCATACAAGAGATTATTGGCGTTCTCGCGGGGCTTTCGTTTGCCTTCCACCGTCATCCTCTGGACAAGGCAGCTATGGCTGTTCTTGTTATTTATCTGGTGGGCCTGGTTATTGCCGATCCGTTCATCGACTACGCGCACGGCGGAGCAATCGTTTTTGTCGGCGCGGTCTGCATCGGATGGCTTTTATACATCAAGTGGAAAGCCCCTCCTTTGCCGGGTTACGAAACTGGACTCGATAAGGACGAACTTTACCGCAACGATGGGGATATTTCCAACAAGCGTGGTGGTGGGGAATAAATGGTATCACTTTCGGCATATGCGATTCCAAAGGCATTCAGTCAGAACGCTTGTCCGGTTGCCGGGGTTTTTTGTGGCGCCCGTTCGCGAGGCGACAAGTCAGGACGTCGCATATTTGGAATCGCTCGTTGGGTCCGAGTGGTCACTTCGGCACAACTGTTTAACGAGGCTATCTAGATTATGGCGGAACTAGACCAACTTTCTGAAATCATCGGAACGCTTCGGGCGGAGGTCAAAGAGAACCGCCGCCAGCACGATGCGTCGTTCAAGAAACTGGACGCCATTGACGAGAAGATAACCAAGCTCACGGGGGCCGTTGAGATGCTTGCGGCTGATCATGCGGCTTTAAAGAAAACGGTTACCGAAGAGATTAGGCCTGTCACAGAAGACGTAAAGAAAATGAAGCATCAGGGTATGGGGGTGCTCGCGTTCATCGGGCTACTCGGCGGCGGAACCGGCGCGGGGGTATTGTCCTTGTATAATTTTTTTTACGGATAGGAGTTAATCATGCTGATTTTCGTTTTCGATTCCATACTGCGGGGCAAGCCATACATCCCATGGGGCCGTGAATCGTGAAGGACATTGCCCTGTTCTTTGTCGGGGCGATGTTCGCGTCTGCGATGCTGACGGCAATTAATCGGCCCGAGCCATTCATGCCAAAGGTCGTTCTCAAATCATCCGAGGAAATCAATCGCGAGTTCTGCCCTGACGGCGGGTGCCTCAACACCGTCGCGCTTTACAACAACGACACGCAGACAATTACGGTCAACAAGAACCTTGACCCGACGAAGGAATACGACCTTTCTGTTTTGCTGCATGAGTTTGTGCATCACTTGCAAAACATCAACGGGGAGCGGCGTTCTGACTGTGTGGGCGAACGTGAGGGGCAGGCGTACACCACGCAGCGGGCATTTCTCAAATCTCGCGGCCACAAAGATACATCCGAGGTCATGGGGATAGACGCCTTTACCGAGTTACTTATTTCGCAGTGTCACTATCGTTGAAACTGGACAGGGCCACCGCTTATGGGCATGGCTTACGCGCTAGACACGAACCTTGAACAATATGCCAATTCCCCGGAGCAGTGGGCAAAATATGTCGCCTATTGTCGGTATGGCGGCAAGGTTCATGCGGCAAAGAACACGGACTTTTCACCGTCGGCGATACAGCGGGCCAAGCATGCAATACTTACGGCAGCAGCTAGGCATGGGTATTCGCCAGATCACGACATGACGCACGAAGCACCGCCCGGATTCTCACTCAAAGGAACATCCACGCTGTACGGGCCTGACGGCGAAATGAAGGCGCAGTGGGTTAAGACGGACAGGGACCGTGAGGCGCAAACACAGGCCATGCAGGAGGCCGTCGAGGCGATGGCCGCAGACCTGCCGACGATAAAGCCCCGCAAGAAAACACCGGACACCAATGAGGATTTGCTTTCGGTTATCCCTATGGGGGATCCGCATTTCGGCATGTATTCATGGGCAGACGAAACAGGAGAGGACTTCGATCTAGACATTGCCAAGCGGGATTTATGCGCGGCTGTTGATTATCTGGTTTCGCAATCCCCGGCGTCGAAGAAATGCGTGATTATCAACCTTGGCGACTTTTTCCACGTTGACAATTTAAAGAACATGACAAGTCAGAGCGGTAACGTTCTGGACGTGGACACGCGCCTTCCGAAGATGATCCAGGTTGGTGTGTCGGCAATCCGCCAAGCGATTGAATCCGCACTGGACCGCCATGAGGTTGTCGAGATTATCAACGTTGTCGGCAACCATGACGGGGTGCTTGCAATGGCCCTGTCTGTGATGCTGTCGAACATCTACGAGCGCGAACCCCGCGTTATCGTTCGGGATGAACCGACGCCACGGCATTACGTTGAACACGGCAAATGTTTGATCGGCACAACGCACGGCGATCGCACAAAGGACCGCGACTTACCGGGCATCATGGCAACGGAAATGCCGGAAGCATGGGGCCGGACAAAGTTCCGTTATTTCTATCGCGGCCACCATCACCATGACACGCTTGAAATGTTCAACGGCTGCACCGTGGAGCAGTTTTCAACCCTCGCGCCAAATGACGCATGGCACAACGCGGGCGGCTATCTGACGGGGCGGAATATGAAACTAATCGCACACCATAAAGAATATGGGGAGGTGGCGCGGTCTATCTGTTCAATTGAAATGCTGAGAGGTTTATCCGCATGAAAGCATCCACCGTACTCGCCACCGCTGAAACATTGATTAACGGGGACCGGCGCGCAAGCCACGGCGATCCGAAGCAATCCTTTGAGCGAATAGCGGCGCTCTGGTCTGCCTATACAGGCTGCACGCTATCGGCAAAGGACGTGACGATGATGATGGCACTATTGAAGATAAGCCGAACGTGCTATGGTCAAAAGAACGACGATGACTATGTTGACGGCGTGGGCTATATCGCGCTCGGAAGTGAGATGAACGATGGTTGATTGGTCGAAGGTGAAATGGTTCCATGAGGAAGAATTACTTTGTCATCCGCCCAAGCGCGTTTCTCGGCGCAATGTTGGCATGGTAGCGCTTGTGGTCAGAATCGTTGAGAAGCTCAAGATTTTCTATGTTGTTGTTAAAACCATTGCCGTCTTTGTGGTGAACTATTTCACCGCGCCGCAGTGGTCGGCCAATATGTTCGGACATAACGATTCTGTGCTCCATAACATATCCCTGCTTGGTGGCCATTGGGTTATCGGGCGCAAAAACCGCGTAATAGTTCCGCTTCGCACCACGTATCAGCCGAGGCTTGCGATCAGAAACACCCCGACATTTCTTAGAGCAAAACCGACCGGGGATGTCAGCCCGACAAGGCGTAAACATTTCCCCGCACTGCTCGCACCTACGCTGCTTCTTTCGTCTGCCCACGCTAGAGCAAGTTCGCGAACAATATTTTTTGTTTTGAGAAATATATGTGTGAAACGGCTCGCCACACGATCGGCAAAGTCGTATCATGCTGGCGCTTTTTCGTCTCTTTTTCTTCATTCTGGAGCCTCCTATGGTTGACTGGTCAAAAGTGCGCTATTTTACTGAAAAAGAGTTTGAATGTAAATGCCCAACCCGCTGTGGCCGTGCGGATGTGACCCCCGGCCTTGTCATGGCGCTAGACGCCCTCAGAGCGGCCTACGGCAAGCCCATGACGGTCACAAGCGGGTTTAGGTGTCCTGACCACCCCGAGGAGCGGAACAAGCCCACACCGGGCGCACACGGGCAAGGGCGGGCCGCTGATATATCCACCCCTGACGCATCGAGCAAATACGAGCTAAAGCGGCATGCCTACGCGCTTGGATTCCTCGGCATAGGTCATGGCAAAACATTTACACATCTGGACGTTGGCCACGATGCGGCGACACGTCCGGCAGATTGGACATATTGATATGGGCGGCATTGGTTCTTTCTTCGGAAAGTTGTTCGGAACAGACAAAGCTCTTGCGTCTATCGTAGACGGCGTTTCCAGCGGTCTGGATGCCCTTGTCTACACCGATGAGGAAAAGGCCGGGGATGCTGCCGCTGACCGCTCAGAGGCCCGGAAAATGGTCGTGGCGTGGATGGCTTCGACACAGGGGCAAAACCTCGCCCGCCGTCTCATAGCTCTGTCCATAACCGGGGTATGGCTTGGTATGTATGCCCTGTCAGCTTTAATGCAAATGGTGGCCGTATTCTGGACGGAGAAAGCCGCAGAGTTGACGCAGGTCGGTATTATCGCCAAGGAATCGGCAAATGACATGATCGGCGCGGTTATGCTGATATTAGCGTTCTATTTTGCCGCTCCGCATATGGGGGACGTGGTGAAGGCTGCAATGGCCAAGTTCGGCAGCGACAACACGCCATCGGGGCGCATCGGATGAGCGTCATCGAGTTTCCCGGCGAAACACGCCTCGACATAGACCCTGAGAAGGTTCTGAAGTCTGCACAGGAATCTGATTTCGAATCGGTTGTCGTCGTCGGCTGGCAGGAAAACGGCGATATGTACCTTGCTGGATCGTCTGCCAACGTCCTTGAAACTATCGCAACACTTGACATAGCCAAGGCCGCACTTATACGGGATATGGTGGATTAGGTTTCAACTAGTATTTTTCGAGCTTCTTTTTTGAGGACGCTTTCCATATCTGGATCGCGTAGCATGATACTGACAACGCGCATGTATTTTTGTTCACCTGTTTCCTCGTCAATTTCTACCGGGATCATCTGCACAATCACTGCGTTCGCAAACGCTTCCAGCCTCTCGATTTCGTAGAGGTCGTTGACAAAGAAGTTCGTCATTTCGGTGTAGCCATCCGGGGTTAGCATCTTCTCTACTCCTCTACGTTAGTGCGTTATCGCCCAAAGTCCGCCGAAAAACAAAACCAAGATAGCGCAGTAAAATGTCAATAACTTCACAGCATCCCACCCCTTGACAGGGCCAGACCCGCCACATTCATCGCAGCCCATCGAACCGTAATCGTGCATCATCCTTCTCCTCTACGTTAGGGGGTTAATTCATCTTCCCAAGATCGCGCAGCGCGCGAATCATATCATGCTCTGCGGAAAGCTTTGATATTGATACCCGTTGCCGCCCATCTTTTCCCACCACGTCAAGGCTGTTTGCCCTTATTGAACGCAACGCCGCTTCAACCAACCTGTCGATTGCGGGCTTGCCGCGCGTTGCTTCTCTGGCGGCATCGGCATCTTCTATTTCTGCGGGGATTCGGTCCAATAGCTTTTTCCCATCGGCCATCATCCATCTCCTTTACTGGTGGGGGTTAGGCGTGCGACCTCGATAATCTCAACCGGAACCGCATTCCAAACAACAGAGCATGACATGTCGGGCGGTTCGTCAAAAACCACGATAGCCGCGAATTGCTCTTCGTCGAAGCCTTCAACATCCATCCATCCGACTCTCACAACTTTGCCTGCCATACCTCTACTCCTTCTCTACTGTGTCCGCGTGGCGCTCCTCAATCGACCCACGGATCGGGTTTCCAATTTGGGTATGTTCCGCGCCAAATAAATACTGCCCAAGCGGCAAAGCTCAGCACTATGTGATTCAAGATCGCCAAGACGATGAAGATAGCACTGGCCACGATCATGCACATGAACCAGATCGGCCAGCTTATCGGCAGCGTCAACAAGAACGCACGCCGCGCAGACTTCGGCCACTCGCTTGGAAAAGGTTTCATCTTCATTTCATGCCCTCCAAAGGCTCATTCGCGGGCGGCAGCGAACCACCGCCCGCGTGTTGCTACTTCTTGTCGGCCTGCTTGGTGTCGACCATCACACGCTCGGCGTTCGCTGCGTTGAGCGCCGCCTGTGCAAACTGCATTGCATGTAACGGGTCTTTTTCCTCGCTGGCCTTCTCAATCAATCTTTCAACGTCTTTACTCATGGGTTCTATCTCCATTGAATGTGTCGTCGGCTTAGAACGCGGTGCGACGACGTGACCGCTTAATGCTCGCTATCGGTTAGCCCTCGTGGGCCATCTGATCGTATGAATTGCACTGGCTTGAGCAGTAATCGAACTTTGCCCGCATGTTCGGGTACTGCCGCGCGATTATGGTGCCGACAACCTTCTGATCATTGTCGGTGGCCTTGCCGCAGTAGCGACATTTGAACTGGCCTTCTTTGGGGATGTATATCTCGCGAAGGTGGGCGGCTCTGGCTTCGATAGTATCCTTGCAAATGGACCAGGTTTTTTCTTCGGACAGGTCGTTGAGACGCACGCCGGTTGATTTGCGCCCATTTTCTTGCTGGACGTGAATGCAGATGTCAGTCGGGTCGAGAGGCTGTTCCGCGAACGCTTCCATCTTCGCTACCTGCTCGCGCGAAGGGCGCTTCTGGAACCACATGCCGGGTGGCCGCACCAGACTAACATCGGCGGTCTTCCACTCCTCTGGTGCAAATTCGAGGCCAGCACCGCCAACTCGCCAAAGCGTTTCCGGTACGCTGCCATACTTGAGCAAGACGTAGGCGCGGGCTGCGTCGTCAATCCGCCGCTCTGCCGCCTTAAATTTTTCCAAGTTCGTTGCCATCAATCAGCCCTCCTATACGTCCGCCGTCTCTACGATCTCTGTTTCAATATCGTTGTCGAACGGATCACCAATTTTGATTTTCATGTCTGCGGGCGGGCCGTAGCCTTCGATGAAGTCGGAATATGTGTTGATAAGCCCACGGCACGCGAGTTGGCCAAGATGCTCGGCGTGATCTTCGATGGTGTCGAATTGATAGAAACTGTCCCGAAACTCTTGCATGAATTTCTCATCCAGTTTCGTTTCGTCTATCTGAATTTCGACGGTCTGCACGACTTCAACCGTAAATTTTTTCATGTCTCAGTCTCCGCTCGTTTCTCAGGCGTCCCGATAGGGACATTCAAAATCGCAGTATTCGGTTCCGGCCATCATGCAGGTGCCGTCCGGCAATTGACCGCATTCGGAGCCGTCCTCGTCGAAGTCGTCGTCCTCGTCATCACAGAGGCACGGCCCGTAATATTCGTTGTCATCCATTGCCCGTACCTCGCTCGTCAGTCGGCGCTCATGTCCGCAACCATCAAACGAAGATCACGGGCAAGTTTCGGATATTCGGCATCGCACGCATCGGCGTAAGCCGCCAACGCTGGAGCCGAAAACTTGTCGTGGTTCAGGTCCAGCACAAAATACCGGCATCCGTCGTGTTTCTCGCCCGCCCGATCTTTGCCGTCAGTCCGGAGCACTTTGTATTTTCCGAACGCGCCTTGATCCTGCGCGGGGATATCAGACCGGCGGCGCGGAAACTCACCAAGGCCGGGTACAGGTTCTAGTCGTTCCATGTCGTCTTTCTCCTTCCGCCCGTTGAGGCTTGTTTCTAAATCTGGTGGGACAGGGCGGGGCCAGCAAAGAACCCCGCATAACGCTCCGGCGTTTCCGCCGTGCTACGGCCTGCTGATTTACACCGTGTCACCTGTCCCATAAGTCGCTCGTCAGTCGTCGTTAAGGTCGGGCCACTTGGTCACTTTGAAGGCGACCGGCGCGACAAAGTTTTCGTAGAGGTATTTCTGCATTTCACGGATCGGGCGTGTGGCTTCAATCATCTGCTGCTGCCGACGCGCCAGCCATTCCCGATCATGCACTGGGGCGCTAGGCGGGAGCGTAAAAGCCCTTTCAATCTTCCTGTCGAGATGCGTCATCATCTCTTTAACGGTATCGTTGTTCACCGGGTTCGGTAGCGGTTCGATCTGCATTTCAAAATCCCTCCGTTTCTTCCTCGCTATTGAAAAATCGGCCGGGACTTAACGGTCCAGGCGTCGTCTATGATTTCGGCCAGCGCCTCAGCGTCTTTACGGCGGGCGAGATACAGAGCCGCGTCGAGATTGTCCGTCCAATCAAACACGCCGCCGTTGACGCAGAGGTACTTCTTCGGTCCGCTTTTGCCCAGATACCAGCCGTCGATAATTCGTTTGCTCATCTGCCCGGTTCCGCTCGGTTATCTACGGTTGATCTGGATGCGGTCGGTGGCCGGATCGACGCCGACGTGCAGTTCAAAAACTGCGCCTCTTTCGGTGACGATCAAAACCACTTCCGACCGAAAATTAATTGCTG